GTATGAAGGTGGATCAGGAGGTATTGGTGTGGGAGACCTTACTTGTGAGGGTGTTATATACTATGGTAATCAAGATGTTTTATTAAAAGCTACAACATTTGGTGTTGCATTTGGCGCAGAAGATGGTGGCGTTTGTCAAGTAACTTGGGGCACAAGTGGTAATGCTACAGCTGCAGGTATAGGTGAAGGGCTTGGAGCATTTGGTGGAAGTGGTTCTTGGAAATAAAATTAAATTAATAAACCAATATAAATATGTCAAACAATCATAATGATCCAGATTACTATACAGGTGTATATCATGGATACAAAGCAAGAAAAGTAGTAGAAGACTTTGAGTTATCTTATAATATAGGAACTGCAGTTACCTATTTACTTAGAGCAAATAGAAAACATGACATGCCTATTGATGATATTCAAAAAGCAATTGATCACTTAAATTTTGAGCTTGAAAAACACACTCTTAATAAATTAAAAATTAAATAAATACAAATGGGTAAATCACGTGTAATTAATGCTTTATATGCAAAGGCTGTAGCAGATAAAGAGAAAGCTTTGATGGCTTTAGATTTATTAGAAAATCAAGCAGTTGGTATTGGAGATCATACAGCAAATGATTTCTTTGAAGATGCTGAAAATGCATTACAATTATTAGTAGATGCTAATGATAAAATTGAAACGCTTGAAATTTATTTTAAAGCTAAAGATGATGAATTAGATAAATTTTAATATTAAATAAATTATTATGCAAAAAGTAATACCAGTAGGAAGAAAAATTCTAATTAAACAATTAGAAGCAGAACAATTTTATCCTGGAACAAATATTATTATTCCAGATCCTCAGCAGAATGTAGAACCTAAAGGTCATGTTGTAGGAGTAGGTGAAGCTGTTGCTCAAATTAAAATTGGAGATCTTGTCCAATATAGTGAAAATGCTTCAGCAGTTTCTATGAGACATGATGGAGTAGAGCATTATTTAATTAATGAAGGTGATATATTTGCTATATTAGTTGATGCCTAGGTTAATACCTACATATGAAAATGGAAATTGGACAGAGTCTTCATTTAATACAGATGAAGACTTTGCTGAATTTTTAAAAACAATTTTTAAAGAACCTGGTTTATACGGTTTTGATGAAACTGCTTTTTTATTCAATGAACAAGCCAGATTTTTTAATGATACTGGAATTTATTGTAATAAACCTTTTAGATCAAAAGACTTTATAGAGTATTGGAATGATCAAAAGAATAAATGTAGAAATGGGGTCATATATAAAAATAAAGGTAAAGTATGGTACTTAACTAGAGATTACTACATGTGGTTAAACTTCTTACCTATTTTTGATAAAGAAGAAAAGAAGTATGGATTTGCTAAGGTTAGAGATGCACAATACCATATGGCATTATATGAACTATTAGCAGAGATAAACAATAAACACTCAGCTATATTTAAGAAAAGACAGATTGCTTCTTCTTACTTCCATATGGGTAAGTTAATTAATACTTATTGGTTTGAAGAAGGTAGTACATGTAAGATAGGAGCATCATTAAAAGATTATATTAATGATAAAGGATCATGGAAGTTTCTTGATGAATATAAAGACTTTTTAAATGAACATACTGCTTGGTATAGACCAAGTAATCCAGAAAAAGTTTTATTATGGCAACAGCAAATTGAAGTTAGGGTAGGTAATAAAAAAACTAAAAAAGGATTAAAATCTAAGATACAAGGTGCATCTTTTGAAAAGAATGCAACTACTGGAGTAGGTGGACCTACAACATATTTCTTTCATGAAGAAGCAGGTATTGCACCTAAAATGATGGAGACATATGAATACTTGCGTCCTGCAATGTCTTCAGGAATGTTAACTACAGGTATGTTTATAGCTGCAGGATCTGTGGGAGATTTGGATCAGTGTAATCCATTAAAGGAAATGATATTAAATCCAACCGTTAATGATATATATGCTGTAGAAACAAATCTTCTTGATAAGGATGGTACAATAGGTTTGTCAGGATTATTTATACCTGAGCAATGGTCCATGCCTCCATATATTGATAATTATGGTAATTCTAAAATTGAAGAAGCTTTACAGGCTATAATACAAGAAAGAGAGAAGTGGAAAAGAGAATTAAATGCAGAACAATACCAATTAAGAATATCTCAAAAACCTACAAATATTGCAGAAGGATTTGCATATAGAAAAGAATCTATATTTCCTCAAGTTATTTTATCTAAACAAATGAAAAGGATTGAAGAGAAAGAGTATGCATATGAACACATTGAGCTTGATAGAGATGAAACAGGTATTATAGCAAAGAGATCTAGCAAGTTACCCATAAGTCAATTTCCAGTAAATAAAAAACAATCAGATAAAACAGGATGTTTAGTAGTATGGGAAAGACCAACTAAGAATCCAGAGTTTGGTACATATTATGCATCTGTTGACCCTGTATCAGAAGGTAAAACAACTACATCAGATTCATTGTGTAGTATATTTATTTATAAAAATCCTGTAGAAGTTACTAGAGAAACATCAGAAGGTTTAGAACATTTTATAGAAAAGGATAAAATTGTTGCTGCATGGTGCGGTAGATATGATGATATTAATAAAACTCATGAACAGTTAGAAAAAATTATAGAATGGTATAATGCATGGACTGTAGTAGAGAACAATATTTCATTATTTATTCAGCATATGATTGCTAGAAAAAAACAAAAGTATTTAGTTCCTAAGCAACAGATATTGTTTCTTAAAGATCTTGGATCTAATAGAACAGTATACCAAGAATACGGTTGGAAAAATACAGGTACTTTATTTAAGAGTCATCTTATTTCATATGCTATTGAGTTTTTAAGAGAGCATATAGATGAAGAATTAGATGATAATGGAGAAGTAATGTCTCAAACATTAGGTGTAGAAAGAATACCAGATCCAATGCTAATAAAAGAAATGCTTGCATATCATCCGGGTCTTAACGTGGATAGACTTGTTGCATTTTCAGCATTAATAGCTTTTGCTAAAGTTCAACAGTCAAATAGGGGATATAGCAAAAGAAGAGAATCAGATAGTGTAAAAGCTTTGGATAAGTCACAAAATTTGTTTAAATTAAAGTATAGTCCGTTTAGTAACATAGGCAGGGCTAAAAGTGGTATAGGTAAAAAAACAAAAAGATCAGGATTTAAAAACTTTAGATAGCTATGGGATATTACCAAACATCAACAAGAGATTTATCATATGAAGAATATAATTTTGTTGCTACCTGTACAGAAAATTTACAAATTAGTTATAGTATAATAGACTAACATGAGAGTATTAAATGCAATGCAAATAAAGAGTGGGGCAAAGGGAGAGGGGTATCCTACCAGTTCTAGCCTTACTCAACCAATTCAATTTTTACCAGCTAAGAAAAAAGATAATGACTGGAAAGCTTGGAATATGGATTGGCTTGAACTTCAAGGGTTGGAGTTTTTAAGACTTAACGCTAGAAGGTTACTTAAAAATTATAAGCTTGCTAAAGGTATTATAGATAAGACAGATTACATTGTTGAAGAAGACAATGATTACAAGGACATGATGGATGTTCTTACAAAAGAAGATAATTCTGCACTTGAATTAAAATTTTATCCTATTATCCCAAATGTTATAAATGTACTTTCTGGTGAATTTTCTAAAAGATATTCTAAGGTGCAGTTTAGAGCTGTAGATGATACTTCTTATAATGAGATGCTTGAAGCCAAAAGAGTTAAAGTAGAAGAAAATCTTTTAGCAGATGCAGAAGCAAAGCTTTTAGCAAGAATGATTGAAATGGGGTTAGATCCTGCATCAGAAGAAGCGCAGCAAATGATGTCTCCTCAAAACATTAAATCTTTACCAGAAATAGAAGACTTCTTTTCAAAGGATTATAGATCACTTATTGAAGAATGGGCTTCTCATCAAACAAATGTTGATGAGGAAAGATTTAAAATGCAAGAACTTGAAGAAAGAGCATTTAGAGATATGCTTATTACTGATAGAGAGTTTTGGCATTTCCGTATGCTTGAGGATGATTATGATGTTGAGCTATGGAATCCTGTTTTAACATTTTATCAGAAATCCCCAGATACTAGGTATATATCTGATTCTAACTTTGTTGGTAAGATTGATTTAATGACTGTGTCAGATGTAATTGACAAGTATGGTTATTTAATGGACAAGAATCAATTAGAGTCTTTGCAAAGAATATATCCAGCTAGATCAGCAATGTATCAGGTAAATGGTTATCAAAATGATGGTGCATATTATGATCCATCAAGATCACATAAGTGGAATACTAACATGCCTGGTTTAGCATATAGACAATTTGTAAGTAATTGGTCTAATGATCCAGCAAAAGGTGGTGATGTTATTAGTGCAATCCTAAATGAAGGTGAGGATGTTGAGGTATGGGGAGAAGGTGAGCTTATGAGAGTAACTACTTGTTACTGGAAAACTCAAAGAAAAGTTGGTCACCTTACCAAGATTGAATATGATGGTGAAATAACTCAGGAAATTGTAGATGAGACTTTTAAGGTAACTGAAAAAGGTGTATATGATACATCAATTTTTAAGAATAAAAGAAAAGAAAATTTACTACAAGGAGAACATATAGATTGGTTTTGGATTAATGAAGTGTGGGGAGGTATTAAGATAGGCACTAACATGCCTGCATTCTGGAGATCTAATATGACTGCAGATAATATTAATCCTATATATCTTGGTATAGATAGAACTACACCTGGTAGAATTCCATTCCAATTTAAAGGTAATGAAACTTTATATGGTTGCAAGCTGCCTGTAGAAGGTAGAGTATTTTCAGATAGAAACACAAGATCTACTTCATTGGTAGATTTAATGAAAGCATACCAAGTTGGATACAATATGGTAAATAATCAAATTGCTGATATTCTTGTAGATGAGCTTGGTACGGTAATTATGTTTGATCAAAACTCTTTACCAAGACACTCAATGGGTGAAGACTGGGGTAAACATAATTATGCTAAAGCATATGTTGCCATGAAAGATTTTCAGATGTTACCTCTTGATACTTCTATCACAAATACTGAAAATGCAACAAACTTTAATCACTACCAGACTTTAAATATGGAGCAGACTGGTAGATTGATGTCAAGAATACAATTAGCTAATTACTTTAAACAACAATGTTTTGATGCTATAGGAATCAATCCACAAAGATTAGGGGCACCAATTGGTCAGGAAACTGCAACTGGAGTTGTGCAGGCACTTAATCAGTCATATGCACAAACAGAAACTTATTTTACTCAACACTCTGATAACCTAATGCCTAGAGTTCATCAGATGAGAACTGACTTAGCTCAATATTATTATAGTAGTAATCCAAGTATTAGATTGTCTTATATTTCTTCAGAAGCTGAAAAAGTAAACTTTCAAATAAATGGTACTGATCTTTTGCTTAGAGACTTCAATATATTCTGTACTACTAAAACAAATCATAGAGCTACTTTAGAGCAGCTAAAACAATTAGCACTTACTAATAATACAACAGGTGCATCTATTTATGATCTTGGTAATATTATTAAAGCTGATAGTATTGCTGAAGTTTCTGATATTCTTAAAGATGCTGAAACAAAACAGCAAGCGTTAAGAGAACAAGAAATGGCTCAACAGCAGCAAATGCAACAGCAACAAATTGAAGCTAAACAACAAGAAGAACAAATGAAACTTCAGTTAGAACAATCAGAGAATGATAAAGATAGACAAAATGATATTACTATTGCAGAGATTAAATCTGCAGGATATGGATCTAGATTTGATATTGATCAAAATCTTCAGTCAGATTATAAA